TGGAATAACTGTGAGAATATGTTTTTCTGCCTTTTCTTCAAGCCAATCAGCTGCTTTACCTAACAAAGATTTTGTTTCTTCAGAAAAATTTCCATCACGAATCTCCATTTTATGTAATTCTTCACCTTCTTTATTGCGAAGTATATTATTTGTAACCCAAATAAGTAATTCTTTTTTTACCTTTTTTTCATCTTCTTCATTTACAATAAATACAACTTTTTTGTTCTTTTCTATTGCAGATGGTATAATATAATTAAAAGCCATTGTTGTTTTACCAACACCACTATTAGCACCCAATCCATATATATGACCATTAAGATTAAATCCACCAACCATAGAAGTAAGAATCTGTGAATTATAAAATGGCATACCAACTTCTGTACCGCTATCTAATTCTTTTATAAATTCATGCATATTTTCAAATGCGTTATAACTTTTAATATTTTCTATCGAATTAGAAAAAGTATGATTTAAAAGCACTTCATATTCGTTATAAATTTCTTCTAATGTCATATCTACAAATTCAGAAAGTCTGTTTTTAACAGGAAAACCATATTTACAAAGTTGTAAAACCGCTTTCCATTTTTTCAATTCTGTTACATAAGCATCATAATTTTCTATATTGACATATTCCATTGCAGATAAGATGGTGTTATAACCACCATATTCATCATATTTTGCCTTTAATTTAGAGTGTTTTTCTAAATAAAGACCAATCGTAATATCATCGAGAATTTTCTTTTTTTCAACAATAATAATGTCATATGCAATTTGCCAAAAAACTTTCCAAACATTATGTGAAAAATCTTCTAAAACCAATATGCTTTCATAAAGTAAATCTGGTGATTTATAAAAAATACTTACTATATTTGCTTCTGATGCAAGTTTAAATTCAAGTATTTTCTTTGCAGTATCAATTTGCTCTTGTTCAAAAGGTGTTAGTTTTTTATTGTTTTTTTCTGCCATTTAAACCACCTACCATAAATCATCAAATTTATTTGTTTTTTTATTATCTTCTTTATCTTCATCGGCTTTAAATATATTTACATAGTTTGTTTCGTAACTCATATCTAAACCTTCTGCTTTTTCCTTTGCTTTTGCTGAATTTTGCATACGAATATATACATTATTAATATTGTTTTCTACAATAGCTAATATATAATTAAATTTTTGCATTTCACTATTAAAATTTTTTGTACGAATAGCTTTTTCAATATCTACAATACAGAATTTAAATGTCATAAGAATTACCTTGTATGAATAATTCGCTGTATCTTCAATATTTCTGTTTTCCATAAATTTATTAACTTTTAAACCTTTTAGTCTTAATACCATCTGCTTTGATAAACTTTGATTAGTGTCATATCCCATTACTTTATGTCTTACATATTGATATAACTCATCGTATTCTATTTTTTCTTGCTGCGACATTTTTATCGGTGATTTATTTCTTTTCTTTTTATTATAATGCTTCTCTTGATTTTCTTTTTGAACGCAACCACAAGAAGTATTTTTACCGTTTCTTAGAGCATCTCCTCTAATATTTTTAATGTTTCCACAATCACACTGACATTTCCACATAATTTGATGCAAACCTTTGGGTGTAATATAATCTTTTGTTCTTTCTAATACTGTCAATCGTCCAAATTTTTGACCAGTTAAATCTATTATTTTTTTAGACATAACCTCTACTCCTTTTACTTTTATACCCTCATAGTTTTAACCATGAGGGTATAATTCTAAAATTAATGAATTAATTCAAAATCATTGTTAGAATAACATTTGCATCTTCTAAGTTTACAATTTCATTAGGATTGTTGTACCCAAGTTCTTTACATTTATCTAAAACAGGTTTAACCGCTGTAAGATTAGTTTTATTTTCTACAAAGAAATTAATAATTTTATTTTTTATGTTATCTAATTCTGCTTGAATTTTTGCATTTTTTTCTGCTTGTGCAACACGTTCTGCTTTTGCATCGGCAATAGCTCTTTGCTCTGCTTTAGTTTCTTCAATTGTCTTACCAGATTTACTACGTTCACATTCAATCGCATCTGTTAAAGCTTTAATAAATGCATCTGAATTCATATCAATTTCAGGAACAATTTCTGCAAAACGGGAACCAGAGTCCACAGCATAATTGTCATCTCTAAATTTAATTTTTCTAGTTTCAACAGAAACCTTATTTGCCATAATGTCTTTACCAGTAACAATATTTTTTTTACCAGTTTTTTCTTTTACAATTGTTCTGTCAATATATGCCAAACCAAGAAAATGTAAATTCTTTTTTAAAGCATTAAAATAATTTTGTTGCTGGTCAGAAGTAAGGGTTTGATAAGTTTCGCCAGAAACTACATCAGACACATCTTTTGTTTTTACATGACCAATAACAATTGTGGCTACACCAACTCTACGTAAATCTGCCATTATATTAAACATCAATTCCATTGCTTTTTTTTCGCCTTTTCCAAAACCACCCCAAGCTCCATTAATGGTTTTAGAACACTTGTCAGGTTGATTCTTTTCACGACATGCTTTATTCCAAAGTCTAATAGATTCTGCTTCGGCAATAGTAATTAACTGGTCATATGTATCCCAAACAACAACACGAAGGTCTTTGTATTCTGTAGATTTATTAGCAATAATATCTTCACAAACGTCAAAAAATCCTGCACTATTTGTTAATTCGTCATAATCCATGCGCCATTCAGGGCAGTTTATATAGTTGATACCTTCAATTGCATCTGCACCACGTTCTTGTCCAAGTTCAAAGAACATATAACCTTCTTCGCCAGCTAACTTTTCACAAACCTCCTTGATTAAAGTTGTATTATGAGTAACAATATAATCCTTTGTGATATATAAATGATTCGGGTTGTCAACCATAATACATTGGGATTCTTCTTTCCCAACATATTCAATATCTACAATTGATTTTACATATTTAATTTTTTTATTATTTAATTTTTCTTTATGTTTATTTGACAGATGTAATTTACTATAATCCTCAGAAATAATCGAAACGTGATATTCTATCTCTTCATCATATTTTTGAGTGCTATTAGTATTCGTCCTGTCGTAATCTTTGATAGATGCAACATATCCAAGACTTCTCGCAATATCTGTAATATCCAAAGCCATTTTATGAGAATATGTAGTTATCACAATTCTTGTACCATCAGCCGTAACTGTTCCATCAGTATTAATAATCCCGCTTAATAAATCTAATCTATTTTCAATAGAACTATATTTATACATATCTGGAACAAATTTATTTCTTGAATCAACTCCAAATAATCCCATTTCCTTTATTATAGTATTTAATTTGTTTTCGTTAGAACTACCCGAACATAAATTGGCTTGCTTATGATTTTTGTAATCTCTGTAATGTAATTCAATATCAATATCTTTCAAAATAACTGACAATTCATCAAATAATTCATCTTCAGCGTTAGTAAATGTTAATACACTTCCAGTAAAACCACCATCTCCTAACAATAATCCTAATGCATAAGGATTTAATGGAAGCTGAACATTATTATCAAAACTCATTGCATTAGCAATAGGAATAGAATATTTATATGCATACATTCCTTTACTTGAATGGTTGGGGTCAATAATATATTTTTTATAATCTTTAATAATTTGTGATAACGGAATAATCATATGCCTATTATCTTCATATTTTCTGTTATTTTACCTCTGCTTTTTTGTTTCAACTCTCCATAAGTGTTCTAACCCACATCTTGTTGATGTACCATCTCTAAAAGTAACTTTATACACATCTTTGATACCTTGCGGAAACACATCTGTTACATTATGGAGTTTGCCATCTTCACCATAAACTTTTGTACCTACTTTAATATCGCCCATTCGTTTCCAACCATCTTCTGTTAATACTGGTTCGGAAATAGGTTGTTCCTTTCCTATTTTACTTTCACCAAGTAAAAGAGTATTATAAAAAAGAGGGTCAATATTTACATGATTTTTTTTACCAAATTTTTTCATAATCTTTATCCCTTTCTATAAATTGCATAGTAGAAAAATCTACTATGCATCAAATATGTCTATTTATTGTGTATCTATCAGAAATTAAACTAAAGAATTTAACCAGCTCATATCATTAATGTTGGTACTTTCAGTATTAGTTTCGTCAATATTTTCGCCGTTTTCTTCTACTTGTTCATCTTCGACATATAAATAATCTAAATACAATTCATCTTCTGTATAACGCTCTTCAAACTTTTGAAGAATAGGTGTTTTATCTTCTCCAACCAAACGAATAAAAGGTCTGTGAAGTACCATACGTTGTTCACGGCTACCATTTGCACTACAACGTGACAATGCTTTTTCTTCGCTATATACACCACAATCAATTAATTCTTTAATGTCATCAGGAATATCATCCAGTGTAGCAGTTACCGTTGCTCCACCCTCAATAAATTCGCCTTCAAATGTAATCTGAGTAATACCTCTTTTAACTTTAAAAATTGTATCTAAGGCTTTTTTACATAAATTAGGTTTTGTTAAATCAAGTGCAAATTCAAACTGTTTTGTATAAGGGAACTGCCCTTTAACTTCAATACCATTAACTTCCTTAACATAATCAAGCACTCTAGCATCTACATACATCACACTTTTATCTTTATCGACATTCTTTAAACTTGCCGAATCAGAATTAATAAGAATAGACTGGTTAAAACGTGCTGCATATTTATTAGCATCAT